GAAGAATGTTAAAAGATATGCCTAAGAATCAAGGTGTACGAGCCAACGGTAGAGATATCGGTGGTACTAAAATGGAACCGCCGAGCAGTATACCAACACTTGCTGAAATTGGTTTGGATAAAAAAACCAGCAAACTCGCTCAGGACATTGCATCGCTACCAGATGACCAGTTAGAAAAGGTAAAGGACGGTGTTCACACCTTATTTGAAGCGCAAAAGAAAGTAAGTGAAGGTAAACGCAATGAAGCACGCGCAGACATTGCAAAGGCTGGTGCATCAATACCAATTAGTGAAAGATGGAAAGTATATCATTCTGATTTCAGGACGTGGAAACAGCAGAAGCAGTACGACTTTGTAATCACTGATCCTCCGTATCCTAAAGAGTTTCTACCATTGTTTGAAGACCTTGCAATTTATTCAAAACTATGGTTAAAAGATGGCGGGCTTTTAATTGTAATGAGTGGCCAATCTTATTTGGATGAAATCTATGAAATAATGTCAAGGAACATTCAATACTACTGGACCGCTTGTTATCTAACGCCTGGACAGCCAACACCATTACGCCAAGTGAATGTAAATACAACTTGGAAACCCTTGTTGATCTTCCGAAAGGGAGAATATAAAGGAAAAATATTCGGTGACGTTTTTAAAAGCGACGGAAACGACAAAGACTTTCATAAATGGGGTCAATCAATAAGCGGTATGTATGATATTATTTCTAAGATGTGTCTTCCTGGTCAAAGCATTTTAGATCCGTTCTGCGGTGCTGGTACTACAGGAATAGCAGCACTAAGGCATGGATGTTTTTTTGATGGTATTGAAATGAATATTGAAAATGTCAACATATCAAAAGCAAGGTTAAATGAACAATGAAGTACGACCCCGCCTGAATGGTAAAGGCACAGAATTTGGCGAAGCCCATCGCAAACTACCTCCTTCTATTTGCTTTACTGATATTGATTCAATGATTGGTATTGACAATGGTTCATTAAAACAGTTAGCCAATGAAGATGAAACATTTGTAGAATACCGGACGCCTTATTCTGGCTGTGTTTTTACGGCAGTATTCGATTTAAAAGTATCCGGTTCGCCAAGATTAGCCGAAGCACTACAATGCAAAAAAGGTGGATCTACATGGGCACAGTTTTTAATGTCTCGCCGATTGGGAAGCAGGATGTTTATAGTAGAAACACAAAAAGGTAAACCTCCTTTCAAATTTTATGAAGTTGTAAACGAAGGTGATTGCAGGGAACGTGGCGTATTAGACTACATCGATGAAGACAGGACGCATAAAATAAATGAATTTTGGATTAAGCTGAATTTATTAACTCCGGCAGAAGCAACAAAGCAACTATCAAAACTGCATGAAGTAGATGTATGCTATCTGAAAAATGGCAATTATGACTCCAGGAAGTTCGCACGCTATGAAACATTTGCCGAAGCGGACAAGGTTTACAAGTCAACTGTAGCTAAATTCATAAGCGACAAAACAAGCGCATTAATTACGCTTAGGTCTATGAATGGTGTTCTGTGGTCATTAATAAAGTCGGAACTACTATGAAGAACTTCGATGATTGGTACAAAGAATTAACAAGCGATGAACGATGGTTTGAACAAGCTGGCATGAACCATAAGCCTGAAACCTTCAAAGATGTAGCCTTAAAAGTCTATACCAATGGAATGACAGACAGTTTAGAGTTCGCACAGACGCCTCTTAAATTCCACCGTCAGCACGTGTTTAACAAGCTGTGTAAAGTAACTCCTGACAAGGTTCGTAAGCCGTGGTATCTGCCGAAAGAGGAGCCAAAGAAAGACGAGAAACCACCATTGACAGGAGAAGCCAGAGCCAAACGACTACAGGAATGGATGGATGCCTTAGCTAAGTTACCAGCCATGAAAACAGCACCTATCAGTAGCCGTGAATTAATAGAAAATGGTGACTGGCGGCCTAAGCCTGTGGAGATACGTGAACCTACGGAGATGGAAAAGAGAACGGCCTATTTAGCACACGTAGAAATGGTTAGAAGATGCCGTGTTAAGTATTTTCGTGACGCCTATCCTGATGCAATGGACGATGAAGTACAAGCGTATTTGGCCAAGTTCGAGAAAATAGATAACCCTTTAGGTCTTTAACTTATGATTTCAATAGATGACATCGGCAAACGTGTAAGGATTTTAAACAGTGGCGACATTGCCATAAACTGGGATCTGAGAAAATTTCTATATGACGATGCAAACGAGTATCCATTGTTTCTGGAAAGAATAACCAAAGGCGGACGGGCTATTGTACGTCATGGCAAACATACATATTCACTTGCACCAAAATATATTAAGGTCTTTAACTAAACAGAGATATGGCTACAGTAGAAAACGTTAATATCGAAATCAATCAAAAGCTATTGGATGAACTCGCTGCGCTCAAGACAGAGAATGAGCGACTGAAGCAAAGCGATTTACATTTGAAGAAATGGATAGATGAACTTCAGGCCGACAAAGCGGAACTCGTTTCAATGCTAAAACAATTAGAAAAAGAGTTATTCCTTCTACCGATAACACAAGAAAGAATTCATTTTTGTCTCTCCAAACACGAAGCCAAATGAAACTAAATCTTAACAGTTGAAAGATAGTGCAGCACTCCTAATTCACGAAGTAATATCCAGATGACAATAGCTATCACCACCACCCGTAACAGTGTTTTAAGTCCGGGGTCCATTGGAATATATTTCTCCACCAGCCACAGAATCAGGCCTGCGAAGACGATAACCAGGATGATTACAAGTAGGCTCATGCAATGAAGTTAGGCAAATTTAATGACTATCAAAAAACCTTCTTTTTTAGCTAAACCTTACATAGGCTTTAAAATACAATAGGCAAATTCAGGCTAATTTCAAACCTTTCTATTCTTTTCTTACATTTATGTACATAATATGTACAGACCACGTATATTTACATATCAATTACAACAAGATATGAACCACGAAGCAAAAACACCAAGCGCAGCGATTGAAAAAATGAAACGTTTTCAATCCATTGACCCGGACTTTATCTCAGGCCGTCTTACTGGTGGCGTTTACTATGTAAAAGAGAACCCACTAGCACACCCATTTAGACGCTTTGGAGCCTGCTATGTAAAGGGTGAACACCAGGAAAATATTATTGCTTGTCTGCCCCGTATTGATGGCGTACCAGTTATCAAAGGTTAATCCAATGGCAAAGAAAAGTAAGCGCGTGGAGTTCACGCCATCCGAAATCAAACAGCTTATAAAAGCAGCCGAAATCAAAGGTCAGTCCACCAAACGGTTTATCGAAATGGCAGCTATTGCCGCAACACTTCAAACACTACAGTCATGAGCCCATTAACAAACACTGAAAAAATTACCGCCGAATTTGAACACGAAATAAAAGAAGCTGCCCACTGGTTCGGCGGTTGGGATGAACTCAGAAAGAAGATAGCCGAACTTGAAGACAACGACAACGAAGCGGCTTTCGACAGGCATTGCGAAGACAAACTACAAAACGGTGAAATAGTATGAAAAACCAATTCGAAGGATGGTACGGCCATCAGTTCAAAAAAGAGGAACGCGACTACAACCGCCTTAAATCAAACGCTGAGGACGCTCTGGGGCAACTTCTCCTCGACGGAGTGGTAAAGATTGGTTCGGAGGAATGGCGCAACAGATGCCACGAAATTGAGTTCTACGATGAAATGGCTTCCAGACTTAACACCCGCTACAATGAGAACGACTAGCCTTATCCTTTTAGTCCTGTTGTCATCCTGTAGCGGAGCCTATTGGCAGCAGGACCGCCACACCGCATCAGGGAAACACACCTACTTTACTCCAGGCTGGGGTGGTGGATGCCCTACCTACAATCAGTTACCAATCAAAAAAACCAATTATAACCGTCAGGCTTACTGGCACAGATAACTTTTTAAACTATGAAACATAACCCACAGCAAAACCTCTCTGAAAAATTAGCCATGCCAATGGCCGCTCTTATCTTTATCTTAATCCTTTTAGCCCTATCACTATGAAATTAACTATTGACAAAAGAGATAAGGATGCGCTACAAAAGGCTTGCATTCTTCATAGCCACGAAGTACAGTTTCACGAAACAGACGAACCAGAAATACTTCACGCCTATGTGTCTGGCACAACTGAAAACTCCGCTTTCTGGTTAGGTGTTACATTCAACGTAGAAAAGTCAATCTACGATACCAAACTTGAATGGACAGACGGGGGGATCTATAAATTCGGTGGTCAGGATAAATTCAAACGTGACGAAAATTAGTTCGTATTAACAAATATCTCCAGCAGGATGAACAAGAATAGAGTAATGGTAGCACCCTTCCAGAAGTTCTTTTTGTTCTCCTGCTTTCGTATTTCCTGACGGTAGTGTACCACCGAATCCGCAGGGATCTTCACTGAATCTAACTGCATAGGATAATCATATACTGAGACCACCACCGTCCGTTGTCGCATCGTTGAACAGGACATCAACAGCAGTATAACAAGCACTTTCATTTGAAGTCTTCCATGTCAATCGGCTGACAGTCTACATGGATCGCATTATTATTTCTTTCAATCAAATACCCTTTCAGCCCTTTCACCTTCCCCATAGCCTTTTCTATTACCTGGGCTTCATTGGTAATCCCGTCTTTGCCTCCCCCAATATCGAAAGCTGTCCCCCTGATATGGGGGCTGTCCCCTATCATCTTTCCCTTTCGGTTCTCCTGACTCCCAGGTCTGAAATAGTCCATTAAAGCGACAGCCGGATATGGAGGGTTAACAACAAAACCAACAGAAAGTAACTTACTCCACGCCGGCTGCCATGCGTATACTTCCTGTCCTTCATACTGAATCCTGTCGCCGATGTCGTCAAAGCCCTGCTGGAAGTCTCCAGATAGCCCCCGGCGGTTTAATTCATTTCGGATGATACGTAACTGGTCCTCTGGTCTGCGTAGCCCTGAGGTCACGTAGGCCGTTAAATTGGCCGCCTTAAAAAAAGGGTCCAGCCGTTCAATTACCGGGGTAATATGTTCGGTTAACACAACGCTATCTTTGACTAACAGGAACTTCATGTAGTTTCTCTTTTGCGCTTAAATCAGCCTTCAACAGTTGCCAACGTTCACGCCGTTTAAATCTGATTACAAGGTTTATGTAGTAGTCTAGTACATCTTGTTTTCTTTGCTTCCATCCTTCCGCGTTGTGTGCTGAAGGCCATGTGTTCCATGCTGGTGCTCGTTCCTCTCTCTTCCACTCCATCATAGCAGCTTAGTGTAAATGGTTATTGTTTCCTCTCTTACTATTCTTCTTTCGTCTATCTCAACTAATTCATTTTCATAGTACATTTCGTTGAACTCTTCAAAACACTTTCCATCCCAATAACCAATAGACCATTTGTCATCTATGCGTGTATCTCTATCTTTCCATTGTTGGATCTTAATATGGTAATATCCTATAGGTCTCATTATTGCTTAGTGTAAATAACCCATTTGTCGTGAACAATGCTAAATGAAGTTGACGCCGGATTTTTTGTTCCTGTATAAGTTACTCGGAATTTATGCGTACCATTAACTGGTGCTGATGCACTTTGCCACAGCAATGTTGAAGGGTTGTCTGAATTAGTTCCGTATGTATCCACGTTCGCTATCGATCCGCCGTCTGTGGTAATTGAAACTATTCCATGATTGTTTCGTCTTTCCCCCCACCATTCAACCTTATAGCAAGTGCAAGTCAATTCAACGTAAGCACCTACCGGTATCCCTTCCACAAACGATACGGTGTTTTCATAGTGAAGCGCGTTCCACGTTTGACCTTTCATGTGCGCCCATGCGTTTGTGCTGTAGACGTTATCAGCTAGGCGTGTGGCTGGGAGATAAGTTTGTGCTGGGGCTGTTGGGTAGTCGTCGATTATAGTAACAACGTCAGGCTTAGCTGGTGGCAATCGTTGCTTAAAGGTGATTGTCACGTCGAATGTATCAGAATTAGCACCAATGGTATACCGATAGGCCGTATCCAAGCCGTTATAAAGTTTATACTTGAATGTTAAGCCATCAGTTACCTGAATGTGCTTTGGCGTCCATAATTTGGTGATTTCGCCAATCTTGTATGTCTGAGCCAAAGCTGGCAGTCCGACAAGAACTCCGAAAAGTAATAGAAGTGTTTTCATTGGTTCTTGGTGTTTCCTGTGTCCACTACCACACTATTCGCAGGCGCTCCCATGTGCTTGACAAAGGTATACCCCCCCAAATTATTGTAGACGTTGTTAGTAATGGTCATGTCCATCCCATTCGCCCCTATTAAATGCGTTCCTCCCCAGCTTGGATTAGCGCCGTTGCTGGTGAAGGTGTTACCGGTTACGATAATGTCCGTCCACTTTCCATTAGGCTGAAAATTCGCTGTCAGCATCGGCGCGCCTGAGAACACGTTACCCGGGCCAATGGTTATGTTTGAGCAGACCAGTTCAATGTGAGCGGTTGAACACCATACAAAACGATTGTTGCGTACAATGGTCCTGCCGCCTTTAGTTGGTCTATGCGATGCTAATGATAAGCCCATCACTGAAAAGTCATTCTCGTAGATTTCAATACCGTTATAGAAAGTATTGTGTAATTCGATGTCGATGTTTGGCGCTGACCCATTGTTCCATAAACTAAAGTGCGTTAGCTCAAACTTGTTATTATAGAACTTTGAATTAGTTACCGTTCCATCCGGCCAAAGACCTTTAATGCCATATCCTTTATCATTGCGTGTAGTCTTAAAGAAGTTATGGTGGATCATAGTGTTAGTGATGTTGTGTACACAGAGTTCGCCCGTGACCCATCCAACAGAAGCCCAACTAGAGTTGAACAGGTCACTATTGGCAAACTCACTGTTGGCGGTGTTCTTCAGCCATACACCGAAATAGGTTGTCTCCTGAACTTTGACGTCCAGAATCTTGACGTTGTCGCGACCATCTACCATGATCCCACCGTTACACTGGAACTTACCATTGATGGTGAAGCCGGATATGGTTTGATTCCCTGCGGCGTGTTGTGAAGGTTGAGGACTCAGGATGTAGATAATAATTCCGATTATGATGACTACGATAACTGCTGTTACTATTAATTTGACCCGCGATGTCCACGGTCCGTAGTTGGCTATCAACCATAATAGAACCAGTAGCATGATGCCAGTAACACCCATAGTCATCGGCATAATACGTACCAGTGATCCTCCTTTAAGTTGAAACATCGCTGTTTCGGATTGTTGTGGCATACTTCCGGTGAAGTTGATAATAGTCTTCAGTTTACCAGCGCCAACAATTGATACTCCGACAGGAACGTTTATCAGATTCTCGTTGTAGGTTCCTTCCAGCAGACTTACGACTTTGCCGGATGTCGCTGATTCTACAGCAGCCTTGATACTTTGTCCGGGCGATACAATAATATCTCCGGTGACTGGCGGAGGAATGGGGGGGACAGTATCAGGGACGAACCCCGGGTCTTTGATTTTGAAGAAGTCCGTTAGCAAGTACGTGTTGCTACTCGCTGGATTCTTCGTGCCGGTAGAGCGTAATTTTATGGTGTGAATATCCTGCGTGGTAACACGCTCAAACACTTTCACTTTCTGAGCAAATGCGGCGGCATACAGGTCGATGATAGTTTCTGATCCTCCGTCAATTGAAACCGCCGCTTTACCATGAGTCGGTCCTTTCTCGGTGTACCACTCGATCTTTGTTCCATTGAAACGGAAGGTCACAGCGCCATTGGCGGTATAGGTAAGCGTGGTAGCATACCAGTTGGCGCTTGTTCCTTCACTCCAGTTACCTGTGTAGTTGTGCTGATATCCTTGAATACCTTTGGTTGCATTATCAATGGTCAGGAAAGAATCCACTGGGATCGGTGGAGGCGTTTCAGTGGTCTTCACGTATACCCCAAGCTCTTCGATGTGTAGTGAGTCCTGTGCTATGCATGGCAACGATAACAAAATAAATAGAAGTATTTTTATATAATATTTTGGTGTATGCCATCCTCTATATATTTTATAAATCAATCTCATTATCTTTTTAACTATCCACCTCATAATGATTCTGCTAAAACATAATCCGTAGCCCTACCTGTCGCGCCTAATATACCGACCTTCCCAGCTGTCGTGTAAGATGTTGTGATGTCAATCTGTAAAATATTATTTACCCATATTTTAACGCTCGTACCGTTTGCACGAACCGAAATGAAATAAGTGTCATTGTTACCAAACGTCCGGGAAACTACCCAGGTATTTGTAACAGATGCACTGTTATTAAACTCATATAACGTTATCGATGTAGTCGAAAAACTGATAACCATTCTGTTGTTATCATTCACACGCCTGAAATATGTTCCAAGTCCACTACCAGACCCCGCTAGTGTAGTTGTACACCTTGTTCTTACAGTAAAATCGAAATTTGATTGAGCTATATCCCAATTAACAACCCCACCAACACTGGACACCATTTCTTGAGATTGTATCGTATGTGTTCCCGCGTCAATTACGGGGATAGGCCCTACTGGCGGGGTACGTCCTGCGATAGCTGTTCCGTTTGCAGCTACAAAATCATCGAATAAATAATCTGGAACCGGCCACGTATCAACCAAATAAACAACAGCACTAAACGCTGCAATATTTTCACTGCTTCCAAGTGCTGATCCTGTTATGCTGTGGTAACCTGTACCGTTGAATGTTGTCGTAGAGGATGTTTCATTGGTTGCTATCCTGACTTCCTCAGCCCTGGTTTTAAGAGGATTTTTATACCTATAGGTTGACTCATAACGCTCCGTACTAGACGCGTCATCAGCAATACGGGTACGCCATGCTGCAATGGCATACGGCGTTTGGGTTCCTAGCTGGGTAGACCGTGAAGCATTTACAGAGCTTCCGTACGGTCTTACATATTTATTATTATCCGAATCACCAGAATCAGAGAAAGGGTTATAAGTAGTGCTACCATTGAAGCTAATGATTTCAACGCAGTAATTTAAATCAGACGCAGTAATAATATTACCTGTGAATATATTGCCATCATTATTTGGAAATACGGGAGAAGACCCCCCAGCTGTATCCTCTCTGAAGCACACCCCTGAATTTAAATTGCCATAAACAATACAGTCTGTAATAGTCGTTTTCTGAGTATCCCAGTTGCACAGTATTCCAAATTCCGAATTGTTATAAGCTACACACTCGTCTATAGTTACTAACTCACTACCGTTGTCAATATAAAAACCTTCTGCATGGCTAAATAGTAGCGCATCAGGTGTTATGCCCTCTATAGAGCCAATGCCATTATAAGCATGACATCTCGTAAATGTTATATTCTTAGTTGATGTGCCTAACGTGTTTCTGTGAATTGTGTAGAATCCCCCGCCATCGTTCCACTTTTCACAAAAGTCATGGACTATACATTCTGTTGCACTGTGGTTATCCCCAATAAAAAGTACTCCTATATATCCTGCATTGGACATTACAACAGAGTCAATATCTACGTTATCAGGTTGCGTTACAGACTCCCCGGAATCCCAGAAACAACAGATAGGGACACCACCAGTTTTAATCCAATAGGTATCATGAGGCCATCCTATATTATCCTGTTTGCCCGTATGTTCAATTGTACCGTCAGTTATTGAACCACCAGAAACAGCCCCGATGTGAATTGCATTAAGTCCTATTCGCTCAAGTGCAAAATTTGATAACGTAAACGTTGTATTATTACCGTAGAACATGAACGCGTTTGTACGGTTGTCGTGTACATCTACGTTATTAACTGTGATGTTTGGCGCATCCGGTGCGTCGATCGCTGTGTTATAATACTGTGTGAAGTCTATATTTTCAAAGGTTGCGTTACTTGCCCCGTTAACTTTAAAAGCATAATTTTCTGTTATTACCCGAATGTCTGTTCCCGATGGAGTTGCTACCGTTTTAATCCACAGTTTATTATTTGGATCATCATACCACCAATCACCCTCCAAGGTTGCAAATTGCTTTTGCCCGTATAGTTTAAAAGGCATTCCCTGCACACCTCCCACAACACCACCGGCTCCAATATTCATTAAACCGGTCCCTGTGTTATATCCCGTAACTAAATGCTCATAAGAAAGTCTGAAAAAAAACTCTTTCATCCTTAGCTTGGTATTATTAGCCAACAACATCACAGAATTAAAAGCATTCAATGTTGCCGGAGCACCGGCAATAGTATTCGAAGTTGAATTCGTAATTGTCGGAATCCAATCCGTCTCCCCTTGCCTTGCGCATTCACCGTTAATTGCAACCCATAATGGAGCAGTAGCAAGCGGGGTCGAATAATATCCTCCGGTTTCAGATGTCCATGTTGCTGCGATGTATGAATCAGATCCGTAAAATATAGGATCAGCGCCAGAGCCAAACGAACCGAATGTGTTATCGTCTGTAATTACATCGTATTCAGCCCAATTGTAAATCTGTCCACGCTCAAAATAAACTTTATCTCCGGCTTTGAGTTTCTTCTTCCTGAACTCTTCTAACGTAATTGTGTGCGGTCGTTTCTCGTTTGAGACTAAATAGGTCCATCGTGATGGATAAATAGTCAGATCAGGAAGTAGCTTTTTAATCCTGATTCTTGGCGCTTCCCACTTTTTAGAAAGTTCTTTAAAAGATGGTATGCTATATTCAATGATATCGTTATTCATAAATTAAAATTCATCTCCTTCTAAAAAGAAAACTCTGTCGGCATCAACCAACACAACTAAAAGAAAGCTGGCTGGACTCATAGGTGTCGCTGCACTTAAACCACTGCCAGTCCCTGATTCTGAAACATAATAATCCGTTCCACCACCAGGATTAAATTGAGAACCAGCCGTTAACATAGCATGGAACCAACTCATTGTCCGAAGTTTTTACACACCACATAGTAGGCACTGCCTACCTTTTTAATTGCTATTACATACTTGTCTCCGGAGACCCCCGCTAATGGACACGTGTTATCCCCTGAAGCCACCCCCTCTGAAACACAAAGCGAAGTGGCTGGAAAAGTAAGCGTTGAGGTAGCGGCACTTAACGTAATTACCAATGTTATATCGTCACCAGTATAAGTAATCGTAAAAGTTCGGGTTGCAGAAGATGTAGATAATGTATGTTTTTGACCGGTCATTGCCATAGAGGCATCGTCCACCAAAGCTACGGCGGTAGTATCAGGATCAGATACTCCACCGGATGTAGTTTGAACATTTATTCCACCTTGAACAGTCTCCACAAGTTCTGCGCCTGTTAACGCACCGGCGGCTGGGAGTTCGGTAATTTTCTTGTTTGACATCGTCAGATCGTTATGTAAGCAAAATTCAATATCGGTAAATAGTTTCCTGATACAGGCCAATTTGCTTCCGCAACATTCCTATAAACATCTGCAATGATACTATTTACCCTCGTAGATACTTTTATCACCTCAGGACCCCCAGCACCAACAAAACCTGTAATTATAAATGGTTGCACTGATGCTGCCGCCACCGGTAATGTTATCGTTTTTGTAGTTGCGTTACTTGTTCCAAATGCACTGAAATTCACATTGATAATACATAATCTTCCCAACTGTATATAATTCGCGACCAATAGTGTAGGGTCCAATGAGCATCCAGTATGAACAGGAACATAAGACTGCATCACCGGGATGGTCATCTTCAAATTAACAACTGCGGTTAAATTCGTTAAAGTGGTAATAGCTGTATTCAAATTACTTATAGCACTATTTAAATCATTTATAGTCGTATTGACTTGACCTTTAACCTGATTGGCGTCATCTGCACTCCATTTATTTACCTCAGGAAGAGGATTAGATTCGAACTGAACTTTATCGTTATAGGTTATCATAAAGTAAAATCAAGTGTGTAGTCAAATCCCTGATCACATTGTTCTAATACCCTGACGTCCCCGTCTTCCAAGAGCCTGAAAAAACCGTCTTCCAGTAATCTGAAACATCCCGAAGCTTCCGGCACCTCCGTGATCGCATTGAGTTTGAAACTTAGTCTATCTTCCCCCAGTTCAAAATCCTTTCTATCCTCTAACTCAAAGTTTACAGCATTATCATTTAAGGTGAAGTTCATATAAACTTAGCTTCACCATAAGCAATTAAAACTGAGTAACCCCCGGACACTAAATATTCCATTTCATAGTAATACTTTCCTAATTCAATATCTGTGTCCGTTGCCAGTGCATTCAATGTTATCTCATTAGTCGAAGTTGTCTGAGGAAGGTTACCAGGAGACGTCCATGCAATCATCTCTAATCCCCCCTCCCGCTCCTGCCAGATGGTAAACGTGAACCCAATAGCGGCTGAAAAGTCCCACGCATCCCCATTAATATCAAAGAAGGCGTGTACTTTGTTAAGTATCGCTTTCCCTGCATAAAACACAAGGTCTTTCTTATTGGCTATGAATTCGTTATGAATGTCCATGTCTGCATGAATTACACCCGCACCCTGTCGGATGATTACCTACCGAAGTAATATGAAAGCCCGTCCCCGTTTTAGAAGTATCGTTACACTGACAGTTGTACAGCGGATACCCATCACAGTTATTCTCTAAGTACTGTACTAGCTTATCCTTTTGCGTCTGGCACCACATCTTAGCGTCACGGATTAAATTGGCCATCTCTTCTGAACTTGCCGCCCGGCTGTTCTCCTCTTCATGGACTCTTAGTCCCGAATTGTGCGTTTTAAAGTTGGCCTTTGGCAACCAGAACTGATAGGCCTGCCACGCTAAGAACTTTTTCACGTAGGGCATGAGCGTAATGTTCCCCCCTGTAAAATTGGGGTTCTCTGACACCAATTCAGCGTATAAAGCGTCACCTATAAGCATAGCCAGCATCTCTTCAGACCGCTTAATGGGGTTGTCCAGTTCAAGGTCTTTGACATTTTGTGAAATGTCAGCCTCGACCCGGAGATATTGGTAGTTAATCAGCTTTGCCATTTAACTCTTTTACTTTTTCGTTAGCCCAAACCATCATTTCAGACCCTCCCCACGCGTCATACATCACCGCCTCGCAGCTTTCGCCATAAGGTTTGTCTTTGTGTATAGTATTTTTACTTAAATACCGTGATAAACGCTTGATTTCCTTCGGTCCCAGTGGAATTCCGTTCAAAATCTGGTCTGTCAACATCCTTCCCTTCTTCGGTTGACAGAAAGTTTGCATTTTTTCCTCCCATTCTACCGCCCGTTTAGCATTTGCCTTCGCTCCCGCCGGATAAGAGTCAAAATGTAGGTTCACAAACCTGTTTTCGACAGGTGCAGCCGGTGTTTGAGGGGTAGTAAGCGTTAATTCTATTTCTGTGTGGTCTTGTGTCCATTTCCGTTGTTCTTCCAGCGTCATTACGCCCCACACTTGCGGATCTATGCTCTCTAATTCTGGGAACGGGTTATAAGGGACTATTTTTATCGGAACGGTGACAGGATTAATGAACCGTTTCAACATATCCGAGTAATAGTCTATCAACAAATCCTGTGGCCGTTTGGCGCGTTGCTGCATTAATTTCACCGCTGGGCGAATCTGCTCCCCCCCGAAGTTATTAGCGTCGTTTACATTGGCTAGAATAGCGGGGACTTTGGTAGCTATGCTTATCTTCCGGGTGGCCTGTTCATCCTGGACGCGATATAAATCTGAATTCGCATTTGTAGGGAAAGCTGCAAGCTCGGGCCATTCTTCTTTGTTGTTTCCCCACAGGGTCATTATCTTATGCGCCCGCTTTGGACCTGAAAAGTCGTGGGTTAACATTTCATCCAGTAACTTCCCTTTGGTAATATCCTCATCGTTGCCATCCTTCTTGCCGGAAACGTCGTTAGGGTCGCCCACCATTTTAAGGACCATAGACTGAAGGAACCCGTTCTCTAAGTTTGTATCGAAGTAAACGGCCGCGTTCTTCTCTACATTCATCCAGTGGGAAGCAGAATAATAGTCAGGTATAGGGTAAAACGGATGTTTCTGGTCTTTAATGCCAAGCCAATTTATCTGTCCTTTCCATTTCTTATCCAGTCCCATCTGAACGGTGGCCGCGGTTGGATTGTAGACGTCATATTCTACCGTCTGCGCTCTGTTGTAAAGCCCCGTCCCGAAATAGGGATTGTAAAGTATCTTAGAAATTATACCTCTGTCATCAGGTTTCCCTAGTCGGCAGTAAGCAAAAGGAATATCAAATATCTGGGTAATCTCCCCCGCCTGGTTGTACTTCACTATGGAAGCAACACCCCAGTTATGGACCAATGAATCCGATTGTATGGAGTGATATCGAAATAACTTTAAGCCTTGATTGTTAATAACAAGATTTTCAAGTCCTATGCCTTTGTTAAATCCCTCCCCCGTCACAAAGTCTACCATTGTAGATAAACACGCGGTCGCGGTGGGTGAACCTTGAACTAAGGCAGCTAATTTATTGGGGAACATATCATCCGGCCCGAAGGGGAGATATTGACCGGACATTTCTACCTGTTGAGTGTAGGCAAATTCCCTTACTACGAAGTTATAAATCTTGTATAAAGGCTCAGTGATTTTCTTTACGTCCATACCTCCGGGATATTTCAGTTCTGCCACGCGTGTGGGAACGTAACAAAGATGTGTATAATCTCTATAGCTAGATTGCTGTTAATTTTGCAATAAAATCTATCTTTAAAATATGAAGCCAATTCCAAGTTATGAGGGTCTTTACTCTGCTGATGATCAGGGTAATATCTACAGCCACAGAGGCACTACCATAAATTATCAATTGATAAGTGTGGATATCAATCTGTGTGTTTATCAGTTAATGATATTAGAAAATGGCCATCAGTTCATAGGCTCATCGGACTCACATTTATAGCCAATCCAGAAAATAAGCCGGAAATAAACCACAAAAACGGCATTAAAACTGATAACCGAGTCGAAAATTTGGAATGGGCCACTACTTCCGAGAATAGGATACATGCATACCGAAAACTGATGAAATACACGTGTAGGTCAAAACTATGTCTCGACCTTTTAACTGGTATCTATTATGATAACGGTGCCGAAGCAATGAAGGCCAGAGGATTAAAGTATGATCATCATAAAATACATAGAGGTAAATTAGGATTGGCTTTCGTCTAACTTAATATTAAACCGGTTTTCACATTCTATCAGTGTCTTTTGGTAAAAACGACAGTAGTAACCCGGCTTTGCATTGGCCAAATCTTCCAATATGGTAGATCGATCTAAATTCGCTTTTGCCGTGGAGTTCCTGATTTTACGTTTGATGTCTGCTCGTACCCATGACATGTGATGCATGGTAATATCAACCATAAATACCCCATCATCAATATTCAAACTCCGGGTAGGGTCTATCCGAATCTGAGTCCCGTTCCACGCATAGGGATAGTTTCTGTTGAAGGTGTGTTTAATAGTCGGGGTAAGTTCGTGTATGAAGGGAACCAGCGTCACATCCAATCCAATCGTTAAAGTAGGGCTTTTAAAGTAAGTGGTACAGGTACAAACCAGCCCAATAAGTCCAGTGTCGTCAACTAATTTTTTAGCTAAGATGAATTTTTCAGGGTCGTAGAATTCGTCAGCGTCGATAGTTAGGAAGTGGGTGAACCCTGCCCACCGTGCTAAGTCTAATCCGAAATTACGCTTGTCTGTCTCACTTTCGCGGGCTGTTTTAAACTGTGGTTCACGTATGGCTACCCTGTCGCGGAAATTCTCAGGTATTGGATAATATTCCCCAAAGTTGCTCTTAGTGGAGCCGACTATAATGACTCCGTCGACAAGCGGCTCTATGTTTTTAAGCGAATATTCTAAAATATCCCAATCGGCCCATACGTTGTAAATAGCGCATAACTTCACTTAAATGGCATTTAAATTGTTATATTTACTTCGCGTCGGTAAAACCAATAAGTCCGGCGAAAATATTAAAGGGGGCTTGTTGGCGATTGGCCCCCTTTTAATTCCACTTGTTTCCATCCGGATGCGGACATATTTCATCTAACAATCTCGCTTTAGTTTGCAATGGACAGCCACAAACTTTGCATATCCCCCATTTCATTTTTTCACACGTAGAACATATTTTTAGTCGCTGTCTGGCGACTTCATCGTTTCTGTTGGTAAACCAGAACCACCACGCCAGTAGAATTCTCATAAGTATCCTTTTAACTTAAATACAACACCCGGCTCCGGTTTGGGGTAGTCTGGCCCCACATAAGCAAGGTACTTACCTCCCCGTTGGTACTTCATTCCCAGCCGTTGGGCTATTATCGAACCACAGGTCATGTCGTGTCGGTGATCGTGCCAATGACCTTTAAAGCATCCCGCAAGCGCCGCCTCCTTCCACTGTCTGAACCATTCCATAGCTGTCTGATTCTGTCTGTTCAATCCCAAGCACCCAGCGGTAAACATGAATATCCCCCCAGGGACCGCGAGTTCTTCCTCTGTCATCTTAAAATAATCCTTTGTAAACTCATTTGTCCATGACCCTACCCAATGCCCCGCCTCCTCCATAAAATAGCCATCCTGTTTTATAAGATTGTCGATGATATGTAGGTTTCCAACCAGAAACAGTGATGAATCACACCATAAAACGATATCATCCTGAAGAAATGCCCTTTCTATGGAATGTATCTTAAACTGATAGGGGCTTTCCTGTTGTGTTGGGCTATCAATCTGCCCATAGTTGCTGAACATTATACTTCTGTGACCCGCTAACGAATGACGCAGTCTGCGTTGCAACATCCCGTAGCCTTTTGTGGAGAAGTTGACAATTATCATCGGCTGAACACCATTAGATTTTTAACGATATACCACGGGGCTCCAAGTTTCTCCCATGCCTCTGATATCTCCCCGGTTAAAACGTCATTGTAAATCAGGAGGTCACTTAACTCCATTATCCAGAACTCTTTAGGCCGGCAGTTGATGTGCCCTGTTCCCCCCTGCCCTAAAGGGGCTGCTGTGAATAGTAACGTTTTACCGGTAGCGTTTACAAGGTTCAAAATGAATTGGTTAGTCCCTTCCGGTTCAATGTGTTCCGCGGTTTCAAAAGAAATAACCGTATCGAATATCCCCGCGTTTATTGGCTCGGTGCAGTCCCTGTATTCAATGTATGGCCGTATGCGTTCTGGGGTGTGGCTGACTGCTTCCCACGAAATCTCATAGCCTTTAATCTTAATATCATAGTCGTAAGCGCATTCTAAATAGCTACCTATCCCACATCCAAAGTCTATAACGCTTTTAGGATGGTAATTAATAATGTACCAGTCCATCGTGCGTATAGAATACTTTCTAGCATGTGTTACGTGCCATTCGAAGAAGTCCTCGTCATAAAGACTAATGTCAAATTCTGGCATAAACGATGTTTTCGGCTGACGTATAAATTATACTGAAACCTGATAAATATTTCTCATAGGCTTCCTTTAGTTCAGGTTTCCCGTTCCACTCAATACAGATTAATCTAGTTTTGGATAGGTCCATATCTGGTAGAATGTTAAGCTCATCCCCTTCAACGTCTAAAGAAATGCAGTCAAACTCTTTTATCTTCCACCTATTCAATGCGGTCTTCCATTTGAACGTTTTAACTTCAATAGGTTCATATTTAACCTTCCTATCAAATCTGGCCTTCTCGTGTTGATGGAAAGTACTAACCAACCCAATATCGGAAGGAGTACATAACGGCCCGGATTCCTGTAGAATCGCTTTGCCATTGTGAGATGAAATCGCATAGTCGTAAATATAAATGCCCTTGTGTCCGTTGTATAGTTTCTTACAGCGATCAATAGCCGTTGGACTGCAATCCAATAGTATCCCTTTCCATCCCCTGAGCGCCAAAGCCCTGGTATTGGAGAACGTTTCGCAATCATTGCAACCTACATCGATGAAGGTACCTACATGATATCCGAAGTATTCAAGAATGTGTTTCTCCTCCTGATTCTGACTGTACATGGTTAGTTATTTTATCTGCTTCTGAATGTTTTCCGTGATTGTATTGAAGTAAAATAGCGTCCGTGTGGGCTTCTGACTTGCAATGCTTTAAGACTTGCTCCATCCATTCCCAGTCCTCTCCATAGGACGTATCAGGAAATGAATATAATTTAGCATACTCAGTCTTAACCGGACACTGATGCCACGGCTGGCGAACTACTGTTTTATCAGGTGTGGAGGGTTCATTCCATGTGTTAAATAACGACATATCATAGACCGCCCAATAGTTATCAAATTTTCCTATGGCCCGGAATGTGCATACATCTTCATTCCTGCAACAAAGTCTTACCAATGTTTCAAGGTAGTTCGGCGCTATCGTTTCATCGTCATCCAGAAACCAACAATATTTACCTTCTGCACGCTGTACTAATGCCTCCCGTTTCTTTCCTATAGAAAGTCCCCCATCTAAAAACCGTTTTGAATCGTCTATTACTATTTCAATCTGTCCCAGTGTTGGGTGAAAAGTTTGCATATAGGCCAATTGCCGATGTAGTTCGTTGAACAGATTGGTAAACTTTTCCAATCTTCCAGGCATTGTCGGGATGAGGATAGAAGCTATCATATCTTTCGTAGGTGACATACTATATCCCTGTGGTCTGGGAGTAGATTGTTATTAATTACCTCCCATTCATTATAATCAACAATCAAATCCAGTGTCCGTAGATCCTGATAAAAATGACCCATTGGTAAGAAGTCTCCGAGTGAATACCCTTTACCGAACTGACTGGTATGCCGGTAGTTTGAAAGCATAAACACAAAGTCCCCACCGAACTTCAATGCTTTGTTTATGCCCCTCAAATACTTACTTAAAGCCTCATTTGATAAGTGGCAGAAGACATTATAGCTGAAACAAAAGTCCATTGAATAGGCATCGACAGGACAGTCAAAGTTCTTATCTGATAATTCGATATAGGTGAAGTTCTCATAGGCATCAAATGCTTTAGGCTTTCTAATGACATCCATCACCGTCAAGTGATTGAATTGGCCTATCATCCGTTGTGTGAACGTCCCTCCCCCTGGACCAATTTCCAAAGCGTCCTTATGTGGTGACAGGAACGGCATTAACCCAACCTCACACACGGTATCAATACCGACTCCGTAGCTGAAGGGTTCTAAGTACCCTTCCTCCCCCCATGCGGTCTGAAAAAATGATTTATCGAAGTCTTCTTTCATTTACTCTTTTTGTTTTTGGAATACAGTCATAGTGGTACAATTCCAACGGAATGTGAACCTCCGTTTTTAGTAGTTTCCTCCGTGCTATTTCTTCCGACCATCGAAAGTCCTCCATCTGCCATACAGCCGGAAACTTTACGTGTCTGACCCGCTCCCGTTTCATCACCGCTAAATGGTTGGGCCATCGATAGTACATCCCGTTCCGTTCAACATATTCATTGCCTAGTTTAATCTCCCAGTTTACCCGGTTGGCCCCGTTCGTTGTAATGTACCCACAGAAAGTAATCACGTCCGGGTTCTGGTCCATTGCTTTAACTATTTCAGAAACATAGAAAGCGGAAACTAAGTCATCGTCATCGGCAAAGCAGAAGTAATCGGAGGAACTGTTTTCTATTAGTAAATTCCGTTTTGTGCCTGTTGGTAGCGAACTCCCTCCGTCATGGTAGTGAATAGAAACCCTGTCTTTGAACCGTTCCACCTGGGGTTCTAAAATGTTCTTCAACCGCTTCAACTTTTCGAACCGTTCCGGTAAAGTACATATCAATATCGCCAGTGAACTCATGGAAATCCCGCCCGTTTATGTTTGGCAAACATCGCCTTTCCTTGTTCCCAATTTGCTGCGCTTCTCCGATAGGTTTCATCGTCCGGGGCTTTGCCTACTGATACGTGGCAGTGTTCGAATTTCAAATGTGGTGCAAACTTCAAGGCCCCTAACTGCATAGTCTTCCAATATAGATGTTCATCACAGAACATAGACTTATAGTCAGGATGAAAGAAGTATCCGAGTTTATTATAAAGCTCACGGTTCATTATTGGGATAGTCAGCACAGGAACGTGAAACTTTTGTAGACAGTCGTCAACCTTTATAAGTGTTGGGCCTGAATACTTTGCAAATTCCTTAGTGACTAATTCAATCCAGTTTTCAGGGCACTTAAAATCGTCTGACATATAAATTAGAATGTCACCATCAGCAACCATAGCAGCTCTATTTGTTGCCTCAACTACTGAATTGTTAGGACCTTTTACAATCTCACTTGGCGCGAAATACATTATATACTTATAGTATTCCGTATCACCATCATCAAGGCTTAAAATGTGTTCAAAGTCCGATGAACCAGCAGCAAACGACCAATCACGAGTAGCCTTTAGTGCCTGTTCTGGTCTTCCCCTGCTTGGATGTATTAATGAAATCATAGGTAGGTGACGGGGATCCGGTGAATAGTGAACCACAATGAAGGACAACGTTCTAAAATGAAAGGGCATAACGGGTAATCCGTCATGCCTAGCTTCTCTTTTACACTTTTCAGGTCCGCTTCCCGTGACAATGACCCATAACGTGACGGTACAACCATTAAACTGTGCAATTCTTCGTCTTTTTCAATTAATTCCATCGCCGGCGACAGGAATTCGTTAACATACCGCTTGTAAATGTCACTTTTCGCGGAATAATGGTTCTGGTAGATAGGTTGTTTCGCTTCTCCGGGCATTTTTAGCCCTAATTTCTCCCACAAGAGCGTAATTGTCTTCATAAATCCAGGATGCCACTGGTTTGACATCGCCATCATGTTGTGTCGCCACGAATTCCGGGTAAAACTCAGCACCTGGTAGTCAGATTCTAACCGTTCATTAGTTAAAGGCTGATGTCTTCTTAATTTCTGTGATAATTTCCAGCTTGCTACCGCTATAGTTGGGCCGTCTGCACTGTTTACAATGGCTTCAATGGGTTTATTCTCGAAGAAGATAGTAAGCCCTTCGTTATAGTAAGGTGTTGCAAATGGATATAGCTTAGTCTTCTGTTCAGGCTTGTAATAAATCTGGTGCATCATAAACCAAAGATATTTTTCAACCGACGAGCCCTTTCAATAGCCAACACATTAAGTCTATCAAAATATTGTTCAATTCTTTGTTCTGGATATTTATCAGGCTCTAATCCGGGGCAACCTTCTAAGAACCTAATAGCTATAATGCAATAATCCTTTTCTTTGTCTAAATCTTCGGTAAGTGTCTCTAATGTATTCATGCCTGTAGCCAATTACGGACACGGTTGAAACAAGAGCCACAGCTAATAGATAACTTCTGTTTTGTTTCCTGATAGTATAATTGGAAGGCTTGCTGCCAGAGTTGGTCTTTCGAATTAGTATCAAAGATGCCTCTGGTCTTTAAGGCAGCCTTAATTTCTTGTCGTGTCATAGCCAAATTTAAGTTTTAATTTAAATTAAGCAACAAAAAAGCCCCGGTGAAGAGGCTTCTTTATTTAAAGGTTCGGTTTAGGT